CCGGCTGTAAATCCGTAGTAGGTTGTACCACCGTCTACCGTGTAGAACACAAAGATGTCTACAGCGTCGTTAGTAGTCGTGAGTGTCGGGGCCGTGTCTGAAGCCCACTTGATGCTTGAGTTCCACGTTATTGTTCTAGCGGTTGAGCCTTGAATGATCCTAAGTGTAGCTGCGGATACTTTTCCAGACGCTGCTGGGTTGGTAAACGATATGGTAGTGTTTTCCGTTAAGTCATGGCTGAAGTTACCAGCCGTTCTAAGGTTTAGTGAAACAACATTAGAGCTAGAAGTGACTGCTGCGTACTCTTCGCTAAAGCCGTTGTCGAGCGTTATGACTCCGTTAGCATCTGCTGTGACCGCTTTACTTGCGGCTGTCAGGCCAAGGGTAGCTATGTCTAAGTAGTTGAGTTCTGCTGTAGTAGCCGTTACACCATCGAGGATGTTAAGTTCTGTAGCCGTAGAAGTTACACCGTCGAGGATATTTAACTCAGCGGCGGTTGATGTAACACCATCAAGGATGTTTAGTTCTGCCGTGGTGCTTGTAACGCCATCAAGAAGATTAAGCTCTGTGAAGGTAGATGTAACTCCATCTAAGATGTTTAACTCAGCCGCTGTAGTAGTAACTCCATCGAGTATATTAAGTTCCGCAGCGGTACTCGTTACACCGTCAAGTATGTTCAGCTCTGCTGTTGTAGACGTTACTCCGTCAAGAAGATTAAGCTCAGTAGCGGTTGAAGTAACTGCCACATCTTCATTAATCTTGGGTGAAGTAAGGGTCTTGTTGGTCAGTGTGGTTGTGCTGCTGGGAGTTACGCTAGAAACACTGCCATCGACATAGGCTTTGATGCTCTGTTGGCTAGCAATGCCTGTTGCACTGTCGCTTGCAAAGTTATTTTCATCTAGGAAATCTTTGCCGTCTAAGATGTTTAGCTCTGCTGCGGTGGACGTTACTCCGTCCAAGATATTAAGTTCAGCAGTTGTACTTGTCACTCCGTCAAGAATGTTTAGCTCTGCTGTAGTAGAGGTCACTCCATCTAAGAGATTAAGCTCTGTAAAAGTGGACGTAACACCGTCTAGGGTATTAAGTTCAGCAGTGGTTGCTGTGACTCCGTCAATTAAATTTAATTCTGCCGCAGTTGCTGTAACACCATCTAAAATATTTAGTTCAGCAGTAGTGCTTGTAACTCCGTCCAGAATGTTTAATTCGGAAGCGGTAGAAGTAACGCCATCTAAGATGTTGAGTTCGGCTGCGGTACTAGTCACACCGTCCAGTTTGTTTAATTCAGCAGCGGTGCTTGTTACACCGTCTAGTATGTTTAATTCGGCTGCTGTAGAGGTAACACCATCTAAGATATTTAACTCTGCTACAGTAGACGTGAGTGCGGTTGTTCCGTCGTTTAGTGTTGCGTAGGTTACTGTACCGCTAAAAGTAGGCCCAGCGGAGTTAGCTTTGGTTGCTATGGCTGTTACAATGTTATCAAATTCGGTTTCAAATTCCGCGCCTTTAATAATCTTACCGCTGTCTCCAGAGGGTAAGCCATCTTTGGCTGCAAAGTCCGTGGTCTTTGTATAATTAGACATTAGCTAGATTCCCTCAAGCAATAAAAATAAGGACAAAAGTGGGGGTCCGAAGACCCCCGTAAAAGTCCGTTACTCAGCAATAGCGAGAACGAAACCAGCCTCAGGACGATACACCTGAACTCCATACAGGCAATCAGCCGTAAAGAGAGTTGAGAGGTATTCCTGCTTGTACTGGGTTTGTGAACGTACTGACTGTTGCTCTGCAAGGACGATAGCGTCTTTGTGGAAGAGCAGGGCAGCACGAGTGTCGATAGCTGATGCGGAGTTATCCCCAGCGGCTTCGATAGTAGCACAGTTAGCAGACACGTACACGTCTACGCCGTACAGATTACCAATAAGACCAGAGTTTACCGCCTGACCACTTACGAAGTCAGAAGATACATATCGGTCAATACCCATAATCGTGTTACGAACAGAAGGAGGGATAACAAGCACACGATTATCCATCGGTACGTTATTATCATCAAGCTTCTGAATCATGTTGCGGAAGAACGCATCAGTAAAGATGTCAGCAGCAACCGCTGTGTCATCTGTGTACTGAGTTGTTGTACCGCCGTCGTTAAAGAAACAACCTGTGTGCTGGTAGTCAGTAGGCGCAACAGCAGCAGCAAATACAACTGCACCGCCATTACCAAAACCAGTACCACAAGAGTGCAGGTCAGTGTCAATCTTAGTAGAAAGAGCATAACCAGCGTCTTCAGTGTAAAACTGACGCAAGCTGTTAAGAGCCTGTACTTCAACAATGTCTTCGACGAGTCTTGAGTATTCAAAGTGTCGATCAATGTCAACAGTCAGTTCGCCCTCAGTGTTTGCAATGATAGTAACCGCTGTATCAGCAGCCTTAGCATTCGCATCACCACGGACAGGCTTAGGAATATGGAGCTTATCGCCCTTCTTCCCGTTCATGCCAATCTTCTTGACAAGAGGAGCTAGTTTAAGGTTCTTTTGATAAGCAGCAATAATTTCATCGGACCAGATTTCTGGTATGAATGTAGCCGCTTCTGTTTTTGCAGTGTTGCCCCCTGCACCGGGATATGTGGCAGTAGCCATTAGTCAATCTCCTAATAGATTATTTGACTCGACCCTCTGCGTAAGCTGCTAGTATCTCTTCTGATATAGCTTGGTAACGCTCAGGGTCTGTTCTCATTAGTTTTATAATGTCGGCCCTACGATATATTTTTCTACGGTTTCCTTCAGCACTGCCTTGTGCGCTACCTGTGTTAGCTGCTTTAAGTTGCTGCTTACGCGCCTGTTTTTCAACTACGGCGGTCTGCTGTGCAACGGTCTTGCGTTCTTTCCATAAGGAAAAAAGTTCATCAGCAGCTTCGGAATTGAATTGCTGGTCAGCTTCTACAAATAACTGAGTCCTAATCTTAGAAGCCTTAATCCAATCAGCAAACTTCTCATCCTTGAGAATGTCCTGCATGTCCGGGTGCTTGCTCTGAAGCGTTGCCAAAGACGTTTGCTTTCTGTACTGAGTTGAATAAGCTTGTGCTTCCTTAATCTTAGGATGGTTCTCAATTGCACGATTAACGGCTGCTTGAGGGTCCGTAAAGTAATCTATATCTTCTTCAGGCTCAACGTATTGTTGAGGTGCTGTTTGTTGTGGTTGACTAGTTATGTAGTCATCTACAACTTTACGAAGCTCTCCTACTTCAGAAGACTGACGGCCTAAAAGCTTCTCAGCTTCTTGGTGCATCTGTACAACTTGTTCCAGAGACTTACTTTGGTACTTCTCTGGTATTGTAGGTTGATCTTGAGGTTGTTCAACGTCTTGTTGAATCTCTTCTACTTCGTTTGTCAGGTCTTCTGCGTTTTCCTCTTCAGGTGGCAGATCAACTAACGTCGCTCTTGACATATTAAAACTCCGTGATTAAATCATTGTGGAGATTGAGATTTACTACCTGCTTGCTCGTGTTCTTTTACCCACCTAATGTGTCTACCGGGGAAATCCCCACTAGAACCATCAAGTATAAAAGCCGGGGCAGATAAGGTTTTTGTAGCCATGCTGCCACAACCGCACCTACTGGTTGTAGTACCATTAGTTACAAATTTTTCAAATACGCATCCACATTCACAGCGGAAATCGTAAACTTTATACATCTTCTTCTTCCTCTTCAGCTTGCTCTCTAGCTACTATAATGCTATCCTCTAAGGTTATTATAGTGGCAAAAGCGGCAATTTGCCCTTTGCGAAAGAATAGTTCTTCTACATCTTTTACTGACCTTACGTCAGAAAGGTCTTTTGAATTGTCAACAAGTTCCTCTAAGAGTTGTTTGAAACCTTCATTGTTAAAGAGTTTATTGTAGTTGTTGAAGTAGGTTTCAAGCTCAGGAGTCATTGTTTCCCTTATGTTTAACTATAGTTATATTTTAGCATATTTTTCAACAGAAGTCAAGCTTTTTGTTTATCTCTTGCCTTTACCTGTTTTACGCATAGGTTTAGCCTTGCGTTTAACCGCATTACGTGCTTTTTGTATACCTGTGACGGTATACGGATAACTAGTTTTGCCTACTTTCGGCACTGGATCACCTCCTATTTTTTAGAGTTCTTTTTTGCTGTTGTTGATAAATCTTTAAAGTGAAACAGCTGTACGCTGGTTTTACCGTGGGTTTTCCCACTGTGTAGAGAACCGTCAGACATCTTGTGTGAGTTACCTGTAAACAAAGTACCGTTTTTCTTGTAGTGTTTAACGCCTTTCATAACAAACCTACCATTTTTTGCAAGACCAGTACCTTGCCGTGAGTTTACTGGGTGGGCTAGTGTCACACTTGTGACGCGCCCTGAAAGACTTACGCCTCGCTGGTTGGTCTTTCTTAATCGTCATGTTAGCGTCACCAAACCGTATGGTTTTAGTCTGGTCAC